CGTCGGCACCTACGCGATCGAGGACTGGGGGAAGCAATGTCCGATCTGCGTCGGCCTCTTCCCCGAATCCCACATACCTGAAGAGGGCGAAGCGTGAGCGACCCCTTCGCCAGTCGGCGCCGCGCCGCGTTCCAAGACGAACGGATGCGCGACTGGACCGTCGACGCCCGCTGTCGCGACAAGGTCACGATCGAGGGCGAGGCGTGGGAGGCCGCGTTCGCCGACGCCGACCTCACCTACAAGCCGGTGGGCGAATACTCCTGGCCGAAGTCGACGCTCGAGGTGATGGTCACCTGCGCCGGTTGCCCCGTTCGGCGCGAGTGCCTCGAGTACGGCTTCGAGCTCGAGCACACCGTGTTGCTCGGGACGCGCAGCACCAACGACGAGGAGTACGAGGCCACGGGGAAGTCCTACATCGAGGAGACCCTCAAGCCGATGCCGGCCGGCGTCTACGGCGGCGTCCCCGGCCCGATGCGTGAGCGGTTCGGCTCAGATCCCGATCGCCTCGAGCTCGCCGATGCGTGGTTCATCTCCTTTACGACCGAGCGAGGATGGGCCACCGAGCCCGCTGAGGAGGTGGCGTAGGGCGTGACCGACTGCATCGAATGGACCGGCTGCCGGGACAAGGACGGCTATGGCCGCAGCGGGAAGACCCTCGCCCATCGCGTCGCCTACATCGCTGCCGTCGGGCCGATCCCTGCAGGCATGGAGCTCGACCATCTGTGCCGCAACCGAGGGTGCGTCAACCCCGAGCACCTCGAGCCGGTGACGCACTACGAGAACATGCGCCGGAGCAGGCTGGCGGCTCGGACCCACTGCGTCAACGGCCACCCGTTCGATGACCAGAACACGTACTGGCGCCCCCATCGTCAGGGCCGTGGCTGCAAGGCCTGTGTCCGAGAAGCGCAGAGACGGCAAAGCGCCAGACGAAAGGCGGTCGCATAGATGGACGGGCAGCTCCGATTCGACGGCAGAGAGATCGCGCAGATCAAGTCGCGCTGGGGTGATCTCGAGTTCGACTCCCTGCCAGACGGGTTGACCCGCGAGCAGCTCGCAGGCCTTTCCATCGGCGACGAGGCCACGTGCACGATCCGCTTCAAGGTCGAAGACGTGGGCCACGGCGAGAAGCTCGATCGCCAAGGCGTCGGCACGAAGCCGCTCACGCGCACTGTTCGCCTCAAGACCCTGTCGACGGCGTTCCACGTGGACGCGGTCGCCAAGCGTGAGGACATCGAGGCCGCTTGGCAGGCCGCGGCACAGAAGGGCGCATGATGCAAGAGACCGTCTGGATCGTGGGTCGCTTCCCGAATTCACCTACCTCTGAGAGCTGGGAGGTCATGGGCATCTGGCGATCTGAGGACACCGCACGTGCGAACGCCAAGCCCGGTGAGTTCATCGGTGAGTTGCCCGTATCGGAGCGGTTCCCTGACGAGACCGTGGACTGGGACGTCGAGTTCATCGAGGCGACCTGATGGCACCCCTCGGATACGACAGCCTCAAGCGCCCCGAGCTCGAGCCCTACCAACGTGAGGACGGCAAGTGGGACTGGCGCCTGATCGCCGGCAACGGTGAGCAGGTCTGCTCCTCCAACCCTCAGGGCTTCGACAGCAAGGGCGATGCAGAGCGCGGCGCGCAGCGTGCCGTCGAGCTCATGGCCAACGCCGTGCTGGTCTTGGAGTAGCCGACCGTGAAGCGCCTGTGCCTGGAGCCAGGCTGCACCCGTCGAACCACCGGCAGTCGGTGCACCGAGCACACGCCTGGTCCGTTCGCCGGCGCCAAGCAGCGGTACCACCGCCTACCCGAGAAGACCAGGCAGGCTGTGCTCGAGCGTGATGGTCACCGCTGCACGATGCGAGGCCGCCACGGTGGTCCCCTCGAGGTAGACCACATCGTGCCTCAGTCACGTGGTGGATCGGACGCCATGTCCAACCTGAGGAGCGTGTGTCGTGATCACCATCGCCGGCACACCGGCCAGACTTTCGGCGGCGCAGGGGGGGGCGGGTCGCGACGCAAGCACCCGATTTCGCAGCAGAGTCCGCGCCAGTCATTCGCTGTGCGGGCGGGTCTGGAGGTCTGAGAAATGGCCGGACGCGGCCCAGCGCCGAAGGCGAACCGCCAGCGGAAGACCGACGAGAAGAAACGGACCCGCGGAACCTGGAAGGCGACCAAGGCGACCGGTTGGCAGCACGGGAAGCTGCCGGCCCCGCCGACCGGTCTGAAGCCGGAGACCCGGTCGGCCTGGAAGACCTGGTTCACCTCGTGGTTCGCGGCCCACTGGTCGCCGGAGGATCTGCCTGGTCTTCGGGTCGTGATCTTGCTGTACGACCAGGTGCAGCGCGGCGAGTACGTTCGCGCCGCCGAGCTCCGGCTGCAGATGGACACCTACGGCATCACGCCGAAGGGTCAACAGGATCGGCGCTGGCGCCGGCCGCCGAACGTGGACCCGGAGGCCTTCGAGGGTGACGACGACGAGCCGGCACCCGAGAAGCCCAAGCCGACCAGCGAAGGGCCGTACGGTCATCTGAAGTCGGTGGGCTGACGTGACCGGCTCCATCCCAGGTCACGGCTATCGCGAGGCGGCGGTCGTCACGCCCCGATGCAAGTGCGGGTGGAGCGGGCGAGCGATCGCCGGCCAGGGCGTCGACCCCTTCGACGCGGCTCGGGCCGCCTACGAGAAGCACAAGGCGGCGGTCCGTCATGAGACCGGATACGAGACACCGGGCGACCGCCGAGCTCGCGAGCAGGAGTCGGTGGCGCGTCGCCGGCGCGAGCTCAGGCTGGTGCGGTGACGAAGCGCTGGCGAGGGCCGCAGCATCGAGGCGACTTCCCGACCCTCGGGTGGCAGGTGCTGCAGTGGTCTCACGCCTTCCTGCCGTCGCCGGCGGACGAGTCGAAGCCGCTCGTCTACACCGATGAGCAGGCGCGCCGGATTCTCCGCTGGTACGAGCTCGACCCCGACACCGGCGAGTTCGTCTACGAGACGCTGATCCTCGAGGAGGCTAAGGGCTCCGGGAAGTCACCGTTCGCCGCGACGCTCGAGCTCGTCGAGTTCGCCGGCCCGTGTCTGTTCGACGGCTGGGATGCCAACGGTGATCCGGTCGCCGTGCCGTGGGGGACCGGCGATCGCCCGCCGCCGTGGAACCAGATCGCGGCCGTGTCCGAGGATCAGACCGAGAACACCTACGGCGCGCTGTACGCGATGCTCACCGCCAACGAGCACGCGGCCGCGATCGCGCTCGGCATCGACGAGGGCCGCACGCGGTTGTATCTCCGCGGCCGGCCCGGTCGGCTCGAGCCGGTCACCGCGTCGGCCGGCTCACGCGAAGGTCAGCGAACCACGAAGGGGACGCTCGACGAGACCCACCTGTGGCGACCGGAGAACGGCGGCGTCAAGCTCGCGAGGACGATCCGCCGCAACGTCGCGAAGATGGGCGGTCGGTCGGTGGAGACCACGAACGCGCCGGTGCTCGGTGAGCGGTCGGTCGCCGAGCAGTCCGATCCCGATCAACCGGCCAGGGGCGTGCTGCACTACTGCCGACGACCGGTGAAGACGCCCGACTCAGATTGGACCGACGAGCAGCTCCGTGATGCCTTGGCCGAGGCCTACGGCGAGGCGTGGTGGGTCGACCTCGACCGACGGGTTCGTGAGATCCGGAACCCGGCGAGCGAGTGGGCGGACTCCATCCGGTACTGGTTCAACATCCGCTCGCCCGGCGCCGGCGCTGCGGTGGATCCGCGCCGATGGGCTGAGCTCGCCGAGCCGGCCGACATCGACGCCGGCACGCAGATCGGCATCGGGTTCGCGCACTCGGCTGAGTCGGTCGTGCTGCGCGGGTGCACACGCGGGGGCTACAGCTTCCTGGTCGCGGCGTGGGCGAGGCCTCAAGGGCAGCGCGAGTGGAAGCCGAACCGGTCGGAGGTGCACGAAGCCGTTGAGCGGGCGTTCGACACGTGGAAGGTCCGGCTCATGCTCTGTGACCCGCCGGGGTGGCGTGACGAGATCGAGCGGTGGGAGCGCGATCATCCCGACATCGTGCTCGCCTCCGAGACCTCGTCGACGCGCCGGTTCGCGCCGATGGTGGACCGGTGGCTAACGGCGCTCAGAGAGGGCACACATACCCACGATCACGACCCAGAGACCAGCCAACACGTGCGAAACGCACACCTTCGGAAGGTCAGATCGACCGATCCCGACGACGACTCGCGCACCATGTACGTGCTGATCGGGGGCACCGACGCGCAGGACATCTCCGCTGCCCGGGCCGACGTGCTCGCGCTCGAGGCCGCGGCGACGATGGAGGACGAGCCAGCGCGGAAAGAAGTGATCCTCGAGTGGGCTTGACCTTGAGCAACGGCTGACCATCACTGCACATGGGTCTGATCGATCGCCTCCGCCGGCGCTCGGAGGAGCGCGACATCTACGCCCTCTCGATGCAGCAGGCCATCGAGCAGTGGAACGAGTTCTTCCGGTACGGCGGCGTCACCTACGCGCTGACCGGTCTCGGCGCCGGCTCGAACGCACAGGGTGTCTCGGAGTCCTACGAGTCGTTCATCGAGCGTCTGTGGCGCACGAACGGGATCGTGTTCGCTTGCATGGCGCTGCGCCTACGGGTGTTCTCCGATGTCCGGCTCCGGTTCCGAGAGTTCGCCGCGAAGGGGCCGGCCAAGTTCATCGACACCACGGATGGCCGGAACCCGTCGGCGAACGAGCTCAAGCTGTTGCGCCGCCCTGAGCGGGGGCTCACCACCGGTGATCTGCTCGCCCACGCGATCCAGGACGTCGACATGGCCGGCAACTGGTTCGGCTACCGCGACGGCCAGCAGATCCGCCGGCTGCGTCCTGACTGGGTGACCGTCGTCTACGGCTCGCCTCGCAAGGCCGAGGACGTCACGATGTGGGATCTCGACTCCGAGCTCCTCGGCTACGTCTATAAGCCCGGCGGCGATCGCTCGGACTCCAAGCCCGTGGCGCTGCGACCGGAGACCGTCGCGCACTGGGCGCCGCAGCCCGACCCGTGCTCGCCGCGACTGGGGATGAGTTGGCTAACGCCGATCATCCGCGAGGTGCTGTCGGACACCGCGGCGACGTCGCACAAGCTGTCGTTCTTCGAGAACGACGCGACGGTGAACCAGCAGCTCGTGTTCAACGAGGGCACGGACAAAGAGATGTTCGACATCGGCAAGCGGGCGTTCCTCGAGAACCACGAGGGCGCTCGCAACGCCTACCGGACGCTGTTCGCCCTGAACGCGAAGCTCGAGAAGATCGGGACCGACTTCAAGGAGATGGACTTCGGCGCGATCCAAGGCCGCGGCGAGACGCGCATCGCTTCGGCGGCCGGCGTGCACCCGGTGCTCGTGGCGCTGTCCGAGGGCCTGCAGGGCTCGAGCCTGAACGCCGGCAACTTCTCGAGCGCACGACGCTCAACCGCCGACATGACCTTTCGGCCCTTGTGGCGGAACTTCTGTGGGTCGCTCGCGACGATCGTCACTGAGCCGGCCAACGGCGAGCTCTGGTACGACGGGGCCGATTGCCAGTTCCTCCAGGAGGATCGCAAGGACGCCGCCGAGATCCAGGAGATCCAGGCGAACACGATCGCGAGCCTCGTGCGCGAGGGCTTCGAGGCCGACGACGTCGTTGACGCCGTGGTCGCCGAAGACATGACGCTGCTCAAGGGCAAGCACAACGGTCTGCCCTCGGTGCAGCAGCGGCCCGATGGGGCGCCGGCGATCCCAGCGGGGTCGAACGGCAACGGCAAGGTCGAGCCGGCGCCCGTCGGGTGAACGCTCTGACGCCGTGTGGTGAGCCTTGCTCGGGTGCTGAGCATCTGGCGCGATGGCGGTCGACAAGTCTTCCTGGGATGGGACCGACGCGACCTCGGCGTGCAAGTCGGCGGCCGACTACGAACAGATCTGCGCCGGCCGGCGGACAGGCGATCCCTCGATGCGCTCCACGTGGGCGCTTCCCCATCACTACCTCGGCAAGGGTCCGAACGTCGACGGCGTGCGTTCGGCGCGCCAGCGCCTCGACCAGACCCAGGGCCTAACCAACCGCGCCGCCGCATCCGCGCATCTGGAGGCACACATGGTAGAGATCGACAAGGCCCAGCCCGCGAGCGAGCGGTCCCTTCCCCGCGAGTCGCTCGTCCGAGCGCAGCCGGGGTCCTACGAGCTCCGCGAGGCCTCCGGCGCCGCGCCAGTGCTCGTCGGGCACTTCACGCCGTTCAACGAGTGGGCCGAGATCTACTCCCAGCGCGAGGGTCACTTCCTCGAGCGGGTGTCGCCGGGTGCGTTCATCGAGTCGTTCAAGCGGCAGACGCCGAAGGTCACGCTGAACCACGGGCAGGATCCGAGCCTCGGCGATCGCGTGCTGGGGATCGTGCGCGAGCTCCACGAGGATGACGTCGGCGCCTACTACGAGGTCGAGCTGTTCAACGGGATCCCCGAGCTCGTGCTCGAGGGGCTGCGCGCCGGCGCCTACGGCGCGAGCTACCGGTTCAACGTCGAGCTCGAGGACATCGTCTGGAACCCGGTGGCCTCGGACTACAACCCCGAGGCGCTGCCCGAGCGCACCGTGCGTCAGGCGCGGGTGCCGGAGTTCGGACCGGTGACGTTCGCGGCGTTCGCCGGCGCGACCGCGTCGATGCGATCGATGACCGACGAGTACCTGTTCGCCGAGTTCATGGACGACCCGAAGGTGCTGTCGCACCTGATCGACAACGTGCGCGACATGCGCGATCCGAAGGTGCCGACCTACCACCGGGTCTGGCGCTACGTGATGGAGACCCCGTGGGCGATCATGCCGGCGGCGCTCGAGCAGATCATGCAGATCCTGTCCGAGCGCGCACAAGGGGGTCGGCCCTCGGCCGGCGAGGTTCGCTCCCGCATCATGCGTGGCCGGGAGCATCGTTCGGTCGAGGCCGACGCCACACCTGCGACGGTGGCAGTGGTCGAGGTGTTCGGCCCGATCGTCGGTCATTCCTTCGAGGAGAGCTCGGGTTCGACCTCGATCGAGGAGATCCAGAACGAGTTCCGCGCTGCGCTCGCGTCGGCCGACGTCGGTGCGATCGTGCTGAACGTCGACTCGCCCGGCGGCTCGGTCGACCTGGTCCCGGAGTTCGCGTCTGAGATCCTCGCGGCCCGCGGCACCAAGCCGATCATCGCGGTCGCGAACACGCTGGCCGCCTCAGCCGCCTACTGGATCGCGACGGCCGCCGACGAGCTCGTCGTGTCGCCGTCGGCCAAGGTCGGTTCGATCGGCGTGTATGCGTCCCACGAAGACCTGTCCGGCGAGATGAAGCAGAAGGGCCGCAAGACCACGCTCGTGTCGGCGGGTGAGTACAAGGTCGAGGCGAGCCCCTACGCGCCGCTGACCGACGAAGCCCGTGCCGAGATGCAGCGGAAGGTCGACGCGGTCTACGGCATGTTCCTCGACGCCGTCGCCACGCATCGCGGCACCGACGCCGAGACCGTGCGCGAGAAGTTCGGTCAAGGTCGCACCGTGATGGCGGTCGACGCCGTCTCACGCGGCATGGCCGATCGCGTCGCGACGATCGACCAGGTCGTCGCTGAGCTCGGCACCCAGCTCGAGGCGCCGGCCGAAGAGGACAAGTCGGTGATCACGCTCCCGCTCGCCGCTAACGCCGTGGCTACGAACATCTTGACGACGACGAACTCGGCGAACCTTGCCATGCCGCCGACTATCCGACCGTCAGAAGACCGGGCCAAGCCTCGTGAGGACAACCCGCCGGTATCACCGAAGGGAGAAGAGCCGATGCCACCGGAGACGATCGATCGTTTCCAGAGCGTCACCGACCTCGAGGCCCGGTTGGCCGAGATCATGGCGCGTCAGAACGAGATCCACACCGAGAACGCCGCGACGGAGCTCGACACCGAGACCGCCGGCGAGTGGGCGGATCTCAAGGAAGAGCGGGCCGCGATCGAGCAGCGCCTCGAGCACATCCGTGAGCGCGAGGCCGACATCGGCGAGGCCGCCGAGAGCGAGAAGCGGAGCGAGCGCGCCGCCCGACCGCAGACGTTCAACACGCCGAAGGCGGGCCGGATCCCCGAGAACGTCTATGACCTCTCGGCGTACCGGCAGAACGCTCGCAGCTTCGAGGACGAGCAGGCCCTCATGCGCGACGGCGCGATGCGTGCCGTCGAGGGCAACACCTTCGAGGCCTTCGCCGATCGGGTGAGCCGCGAGCGGGCGCAAGACGCCTTCGCCCGGCTGCTGCGCACCGACGGTGAGACCGTGAAGGCCGGCAAGGTGAAGGACGAGGTCTCGCGCCTGGTGCTCACCACCGGTTCGCCGGCGTATCGGCGGGCGTTCTCGAAGTACCTCGGGATGCAGGGGCGCGACGGCTTCATGGGGCGCCTGACCCCCGAGGAGCAGCGTGCCCTGTCGGTCGGCACCGGCTCGGCCGGTGGCTTCGCCCTGGTCTACGACCTCGACCCGACGCTCGTGCCCACGTCGAACTACTCGGTGAACCCCTACCGGGCGATCTCGAACGTGAAGCAGATCGCCGGGACGAATGAGTGGAAGGCGCTGACCGCCGGAGCCGTGACCGCGGCCTACGGCGCGGAGGCGACCGAGGCCTCGGACAACGCCCCGACGCTGGCGCAGCCCGACATCATCGTCGAGAAGTGCCAGACCTACATCCCGTTCACGATCGAGCTGGATGAGGACTGGAGCGAGCTCCAGGCCGGGATGGCGATGGAGATCTCCGACGCGAAGGACGACGTCGAGGCGACGAAGTTCACCCTCGGCGCCGGCCACGGCTCGACCGAGCCGAAGGGGATCATCACCGCCGCGACGAACACGGTCGCGCCCGCCGGTGGAGTCGGCACCTTCGCGGTCGCCGACCTCTACGGTCTGTACGAGGGCCTGCCGGCGCGGTACCGCCCACGGGCCTCGTGGCTTGGCGCGCTGTTCGTGTTCGACAAGATCCGTCAGTTCGACACCTCGGGCGGATCGGGCGTGTGGTTCGGACCCCAGGGTCTGCAGCCGCTCGTCGGCGGACGCGACGCCGGTGCCATCCAGGACTCGGTCAGCCCCTTCCCGGTGCTAGGGAAGTACGGCTTCGAGGTGACCGCGATGGACGCGGCGCTCACGACCGGCAAGAAGCCGCTGCTCGTCGGCGACTTCCGCTACTTCGTGATCGTCGACCGGGTCGGCATGACGATCGAGTTCCTGC